ATAACAAAGACCGAGTCGGTGTTCGCGTAAATCTGGGGATGATGTATCCGGATCTAAGTGAGCATGTTGAACTGCCTGATTTGAAGCGACCGTTGTTTGTGTACTTCAAGCCGTTTGGGTTCAATAACAAAGATATTACCAGTCCGCTGGGGCTGTCGATTTACGATAATGCCAGGGCAACATTGCAGGCAATCAATGATGCTTATGACCAGTTTCATTGGGAAATTAAGGCGGGTCAACGCCGAATGGCAGTGCCTGAGCGAATGACGAAGATTATTAATGAGGCAGGACGGGACGTTCTAACGTTTCCTGTAAATCAAGATGTTTTTGTAAGCGTTGGTGGTGATATGGATAATGCCAAAATCACTGATTTGACGCCTGACATTCGTGTTGATAGGTATACGGCAACCCTCAATGAATTGCTTCGTAAGCTTGAAACGCAGGTTGGCTTATCTGCCGGCGCTCTCTCACCGAACCTGGCACAGGCAAATAAGACCGCGACTGAGGTGGTGAGTGAAGACTCTTTAACGTATCGCACTCGTAGCAGTCACCTGACCAACGTTGAACGGGCTATCCAAGAATTGGTGGTGTCCATTCTTGAGTTGGCTGAGTTCTATGACTTGTACTCTGGGGATGTTCCAGATGTTGGGGATGTCGTGGTTAACTTCGATGACGGTGTGTTTACCGACAAAAACGCCCAGCTGGATTACTATACCAAGGCCGCAGCAGCTGGATTTATTTCCAAGAAGGATGCCATCATGAAAGTGATGGGGAAGACCGAAACTGAAGCATCAGATATTCTCAAGCAGATCCAAGCTGAAGCTCAGCCACCGCTTAGTGCCGACGATGCCAATATGTATGGCGGTGCAGGCTGATGGTGGTAAAAAAGCCTCAAGTCAATTTAGATCAAATGACGCTTGGTGCTAGTGCAGTAAGTGATATCTATGAGTCCATGGCACAGGAGCTCATGCTTCGAATGATTCGTCGCCTGAAACAGCGCGGTTCTGTGGACTTGAAAGAGAACCCGTATATTTGGAACCTTCAAAAGCTCAATGATATGCACATGCTCAATGCTGAGAATATCCAATTCGTAGCAGAACAAACTGGTATCGCCGAGTCGCAACTGCGTGAAGTGATTGCCAACGAAGGTCTGAAGGTGTACAAGGATACAGCTCAGCAATTGGCTGAAGAAACTGGTCGTCCAGAACCTTCATACAATGGCGTGAAGGATACTCTTGATAAATTCGTGCAGCAGTCGTTCAAAGAGTTAGGCAATTACGTTAACGAAACGCTATTGTCTAGAAATTTGGGCCAGAATGCCGCCATGCGCGTTTATCGCCAGATGATCGAGCAAGTTACCGCAGAAGTGGCGACAGGGCTTAGAGCGCCTGATGATGCCATCTCGCATGTGTCAATGAAATGGCTTAAAGCAGGTATTCCATCGACATTCGCAGACAAACGTGGAAGAACTTGGAGCATTGAAAGCTATGCTCGCACGGTGATCACCTCAACCACATTTCGTACTTTTAACCAGATGCGTACACAACCTGCTGAAGAAATGGGCATTGATACGTTCTACATGTCAGCCCATCCGGCATCACGTCCAGCCTGTGCGCCTATCCAGGGGCATGTGGTAACCAAACGCCGGCAGGGGTTTGATAGTGGTGATCCTTCAATTGGCCGTGTTGAAAGTATTTATGATCATGGCTATGGCACAGCAGGCGGAACGCTTGGAGCAAATTGCCATCATTACCTAACACCTTTTGTGATCGGTGTGAATGTATTGCCTGATGGTGAAGTGCCGGATCCGAAAGAAGCCATCCAGAATGGTCGGGAGCAAGCTAAACAACGTGCGTTTGAACGAACAATCCGATCGACAAAGTATGAACAAGCCGCTGCTAAAGCCTTAGGCAATCAAAAGAACGACGATGAGTTACATGAACGTCTGACTAATCTACGATCAGGCTTGCGTGATCACATTGCAAAGTTTCCGTTCCTCCACCGTGACTATGCCCGAGAAAGGATAGTTGATGAGCTATCTATTGGAAGGACTAGGTCGGGTGCAGTTGCCGGCGCATTGAACGATCATAATGATCCATACTTGGAAAAGCGTACTGCCGCAGCGGATAGTTATTATCGTGAGTTAAGAAATAGCAAACGAGAAGCGATGGTCAGCGCTATGGCCAAGCATTCGCAATTACCGACGGATACTGTCACTCAAGCATTGGCGCATGTATTAGATTCCACGTATGACCTTTGGGAAGACGGCAAGATAGTACATTTTGATGCTTCATACGACATGAGCCAAAGTCTTGCCCGATTACGTTCAAGCAATGGCTCAGTATTCAAACATGACATCACATTACTGCAACATGAAGCACTTGAAGCACGTTACATGGATTCTGAGGGCATGTCGTATAAAGATGCGCACCTAAAGGCTAACCTGAGGTATAATTATCAAGAAGAGTTACTTTCCTGGAAGGAGGCGCACGGTCGATGATCAAGTTTATCCTTATCTCACGCAATGGTACGGTTGAAACTTTTGAATTTGAAAACGTATTTGAGAAGAAGCAAAAGCTTGGAACGATCGATCGTGCCACCGACAAGATGAACTTGGATTCAGGTAGTTTAGGTTATCCTGCCGAAGATTCGAGGTTGTTCAATATCATGCTTAACGAAAAGAATCTCCAAGTTGGGGATCGTGGTGGCCGTGCGTTCGGATAGCGGCACAGTACCAATCAAATAGAATTAATGAGCACTCACAGTTGTGGGTGTTTTTCTTTGTCCAAAACTAGGAGGACCAGCTGATGCAGAAGATTCAAATTCGAATTGTGAGCATGATTGTATCGCTACGCCCCAATACAGAAGGACGCCTTTCAATGCATCATCTTTGGATGATCAATGACGTGGTTCTTGACCAAGGAATCATAGATGTAGAAGTATACGCACCGGCAACAGAAGTATCACTTGCAACAATCACGTACAACCCTCGCTTGATTCGTGATGAGGTGCGTGAAATGTTTCGGCAGTTCGTATGACAACTGCTCGCCCCTGTTAGAGCGGGGCGTTACAAGTAGCTCTCTTTTTGTACCCATTTTCGCCGTCGTTGCGGCGTAAAACATTCGAAAGGTGGAGCAAAGATGAACCGAGAATTTTTGAAAGGCCTTGGCTTGGAAGATGACGCTATCAACAAGATCATGGCAGAACATGGCAAAACAGTAACCGCGGTTACGAGTGAGCGAGATTCGCTCAAGACGCAACTTGAACAGACCAATACGCAGTTTGAAGCGCTCAAAGAATCAACTAAAGGTGATGCTGATCTGCAAGATAAGCTGAAAAAACTTGAGGCTGAACGAGATAAGGCTAAAACTGATGCCGCCGATCAATTGACCGCAGCACAAAAAGGCTTCGCAATCGATCTCGCATTGCGTGACGCAGGTGCTCGTAACCCTAAGTCTGTTCGTGCCTTGCTTGATGAGGATAAGTTAGATTTCAAAGATGGCAAGCTTGCCAATTTGAAAGATCAACTTGATCCGATTCAAAAAGATAACGACTTTCTTTTCCAAGAAGCAAAGCCGAAGCCGAATTTCTCCCCACAAGGAAACCCTAATCCAAACGGGGAGAACGCCGGTAAGACCCTTGTTGAGAAGATCCAGGCGCGATTAAGCGCTGATAATTAGGAGGTAAATTATGCCAGTAGCATTAGATTCAAAAGACCTTGCCACAATTGACGAGGAATACCGCTCCGGTTCCCAAGTTTGGGACGTGTTGACGCAAGGTGCCAAATCTGTGACTGAAGCAGATTTCGTTGGTGCCAATGAAGTACGCATCAATAAGATGAGCGGCTTTGTGGACGCTGAGCAGTACAAGCGTAACCAAGACAACAAGCGAAACAACATCACGATTGAAAAGGAAACCGTCAAATTAACTCGTGAAGACTGGTTTGCCTACGATGTTGATCAACTTGATCAGTCTGAAAATGCCGCCCTTACCATCGCGAATGTTGTGACGGAACACAAACGGATGATCACAGTTCCACACCGCGATAAAGTCGCCATTCAAGCGATGTTTGATAACGCCGGTCAGAAAGATGCCACGGTGGCAACTCCAGATAATGTATTGGACTTGTACGATGCTGCTGAAGAATACATGACCGACCATGAAGTCCCAGGTGGGTATGTGATGTTCGTCAGTGCTGCCTTTTATCGGGTGCTGAAGAATGCCGCAAAGGTATCGCGTTCCTTTACGACCAACCAACAACAACTGAATGGTATTGATCGTCGGGTATCCCAAATCGATGATGGTGTGCCAATCTTGAAAGTTGCCAAGAGCCGGATTGCCGGTATCAGCATTACAGATACCATTCAATTCATTCTGGTGCCACTCACGGCCGTTGCGCCAATCGTCAAGTACGGCACGGTTGATACAGTGCCAGCTTCACAAGATCGCGATGGCTACCGTGATACGATCAAAGGCTTGGATTATTACGATGCGATCGTATTTGAGAATGCCAAGGATGCGATTTATGTTTCTGCGGTTCCAGGTGCTGATGATGGCAGTGGGGAAACGGAAACAACTGACCCAAAATAGCGACCCCGACCGTGGATAACGCAGTCGTCGGGGATGCAGTCTTGAACGAATAAGGAGGAAATAAATCATGGCTTATACACCAAATACTTGGAAGAGCGGAGATAAAATCACCGCTGATAAGTTAAATGCACTTGAACAAGGCGTCGCCAACGTGAAAGATGGTACTCCTGGGGATAAAGGTGATCCCGGTGCCGCTGCCGCTACCATCACTGGTTTAGCAATCGATGCCGCAGCAGGTAAGGCTACGCTCACGCTATCTGATGGGACGACTGTTGACGGGACTTATACCGCAGATGCCGCGACAGCAGGCTAACAGATTCTTATAGCGACGATGGCTAAACATCCAAGTGGGGTGAGAAGCCCATGAAAGGAGTAGCCGATGGCCTATTTAACGAAGCAAGAGTATCAAGGGCTAGCCCTTACGCCGATCGATGATAATCAATTTGACAAATTGGAACGCCGCGCAGAATTGGCACTTGATCAGTTGACGATGCGACATTATCGCCGCAGTGATCTAGAACATGACACTGATTGGCGGCGTGATGCTTTTAAGTACGCAGTTGCGCTTCAAGTTGAATATATTGCGCGGATTGGGGCTTTGACGCTCGAAGATCAACGTGCGGCTGGTCGAATCACTTCGCAGACAATCGGAGGAACTTCGGTTTCGCTTGGTGGTTCAAGTACTGAATCTGAAACGAGTCGCACGGCTGTTTGTGATGATGCGCGTGCTGCCTTGTCTGGAACTGGTTTGCTGTATCGAGGTATCCATTATGCTGATTAATCCTAATCCTATGTGGCTCACCGATGTGGTAACTATCGCCAAGGAAGTCGATGATAATCGCTATCAGAAAAAAACTTACGCGGATCCGAAAACATTTCGTTCAGTTCGTTTTGATCACACCGTGAAGTATTCCGGGATCGGCAATGATCGGGTGATTGCCCGTGCCGGCACAGTGTATCTGTACGCTTTTAATCAAACGATGCTACCAGCGGATAAGAGTTGGCTGCATGCAAAGCTTAAAGATACTGCGGGGGATGAATACATCATTCAAACGGTGAGCCCTCATCAGCAAGATACGTCAAGTGCTTGGTACTGTGTTGAATTGGGGGTGCTGTAATGGCAAACGTCCATGTGAGTGTGGATCTCTCCGGATTGAATCGGAAGCTTAGCCCAGCACGTTTCAAAGTGGCTAAGAACTCGATGGCAAATCAGATCTTATTGGACATGAATCGTTTTGTCCCTAAGCGTGATGAATGGTTGCGAGGATCCGGCTATGTGAACAGCAAAGGGAATATTGAGTACGCGATGATTTATGCGCGGGCCCAATTCTTCGGGATGATCACAGCGCCTGATGGCTCGCAACACCCGGTGCATCATTACACGACACCAGGCACCTCTAAGCGTTGGGACCTAAAAGCCACTGCGCAGTATAGCGAGCGCTGGGCACAGGTCTTGGTGAGGGGGTTAGCGCTTGGCAGATAATGATTTTATCGATCGCTTAGCAGATACTGTTGAAGCCGCAGTTGAGGACTTGAAAATCACGGTTGGATATTTAGGGCCGAATGAAACGGTCACGTTATGTCCATTACCTGGTGGCCAGGTCATTGGTGGCTGGATGGACGGCACGCGTGAATTATCACTGCCGTATGAATTTGGTGTTAAGACCACCGATCAACTTGCTGCCTATCAATTACTTGGCCGTATCAACGATGCGCTAAGTGAGCTGGACTTGGTGATCCCAAGCGGCAATGATTCCTATGATTTTGAAAGCCTCGACCCTGGCAAACCATTCCTGGCGAGCCTTGATGAACAAGGACAATTCGTAACCCAGATGGATATCACAGCAAAGATAATTACGAAGGGAAGTAAGAAATAATGGCACGTAAGAAAAATGCGTTACGCAAACATGAACTGGCGCCTTATACCGAAGGCGAAGACACGCCACCAACAGAAGGCTGGGTCGAATTAGCTCGGTACATTACCAGCATCTCTGATGATTCGGAAGAAAAAACTGATGACGGGGCTGATTATGCCGGTGATGGCACTGAACAAGACGTTCTAACTGGCCGTACCGAAAAATGGAAGTACGAAGGCACTTATGATCCTGAAGATCCAGCTCAACAACTGATCAAGTCGATGAAGCGTAAAACCAGCGATGACGAACGTTTGTTATGGCATCGGATCACTGAATCTGATGGCAAAGTGATCGTAGGGGTCGCACGTGTGCTTGATATTGTAGCAGGTGGCGGGGATGCAACGGATTATGAAGACTTCACTGGTACGATCAACTTCATCAAGACCCCTGAAGAACAAGAACCAACTACCGCAGACCCAAAAGCGTAACGCCGATCGTCGGTGATGCTTCGGTTGGCGATGTAACGTTGAATTAACAAGGAGGATGATCCCATGAACCAGTCCATCAATATCAAAGTGAACATGAACAGCATTGCCATCAATGTTGGCGGGGTGCCGTTGAGTTTCTCAACGAGTGAAGAAAACATGGCGCGCATGGTTAAATACGCTGAAGACAAAGAAGGCTTCTTAGAAAGCTTGTCAGGTGATTTGGCAGCGGAAGCCGATACTGTGTCCAAACAACTCAATGAATCATTTAATGCCAAGGCCTTTGGGCAGTACGTTGAAATCGAAAAGAAGGCCATGAAGCGTGCTTATGATTTGATGTTCGGGGATGGGAGTTTCGACAAGCTTTACACCAAATATCCTGATATTCAAAGTTTGATGACGATTTTTGGCGTGATTGGTGATCAACTTGGCAAGGCATTAAATGTTGAGATGAAGCATCGTTACACACAACAGCAGGCACACGTCAAGAGTGTTCAACAAAACATTGTGTCCATGAAGCAAAATAAGCGGCATGGTCGGCGGCGTAGTCACAAGTAGGTGATCGCATGTTTCAATTAAATCGCCCTCTACTCGATCAGATTGAGTATGAGGGCATTTTGTATGCCGTTGATATGTCATTTGACAACATCTTGGATGTTTTTGATGTCCTTGAAGATGATCTATCGGATGCTGACAAGCTGCTCGCCGCGATGACGATATTGATCGGTGTCAAAGCCGCAAAGTTGAGCCCTGCCGATTGCCTGGGCTTGTATCAGGTCATTATGAGCAATCTTGTGGCCAATGGTGAATCAATTAGTCAGCCTGTCGATCTTAATGGGGATCCCATGCCAGTTGCCGGCGAAAGCAAAGGACCACAGTTTTCCTTCAAGCAGGATGCGGAATACATCTGGGTGAGCTTCATACAGGCTTACCACATGGATCTGCATGAAGAGTTTGGCCGCTTAGACTGGCGGAAGTTTCTGATCATGTTTCGCGATCTCCCCAGTGAAACAAAGTTTAAGCAGGTCTTGAGCATCCGGCGATGGAAGCCGCACAAAGGTGACTCAAATGAGGCCAAAAAGAAAATGCGAGAGTTGCAGGCAATCTATCGATTGAAGTTAGATGACGATTAGGAGGTGAACGTATGGCCGACGGTAAAGTAACCATTGAAGTCCAAATGCAAGATGGATCCGTGGCCAAAGGCGTTGCCAATATCAATAGCCAACTTGCAAGCGCCGATAAGACCAGCCAAGGCTTTGGCGCCACCATGAAGAATGCTTTATCCTTTGGTGCAATCGGCGGACTTGCTAATAAGGTCATTGGCCAAGTCGTCGATAGCATCAAAGGACTTGGCGGCGAAATCATCGAGTCTTCTGATGCTATCGACAAGTTTCGCAGCACGATGACCGCTGCGGGTGAAAGTAGCTCGACTATCGACAAGTTGTCTGCGTCGTCTCAGGATTACGCGAATAAGACTGTCTATGATTTGAAGACGGTATTAAACACAACTGCCCAACTCGGCGCCAACGGGGTCAAGAACTACGGACAATTGGTTCAAGCCGCCGGCAATATGAATGCCGTATTCGGTGGCACAGCTGACACGTTCCAATCCGTTGCGATGGTCATGACGCAAACGGCTGGCGCCGGCAAATTGACTACCGAAAACTGGAATCAGTTAAGTGACGCGATCCCAGGCGCTTCTGGCAAGTTACAAGAAGCCATGAAGAAAAACGGTGCGTTCACGGGTAATTTCCGGGATGCGATGGCTGATGGGCAGATTACTGCTACCGAATTTAATAAAGCCATCATGCAACTGGGGATGACTGATGAAGCCAAGAAGGCTGCTGAAAGCACCTCGACCTTTGAAGGGGCCTGGGGAAACCTCCAAGCATCATTCGTGACTGTCGGGACTAACTTCCTGAATAAAGTGAAGAAGCCGATCACTGATGCAATGACTGGTATTGCCAATGCGGTGCCAGTTGCGGAAACGGCAATTAATAATCTTTTTTCAGGAATTGCCAAGGCTGGCCAAAATAGCGGTGTTTTCACGACGATTCAAACTCAACTTGAGAGCACTGATTGGTCGGGAGTATTTGATCCATTCACCAAAGCATGGCAAGACGCACAAAAGGGACTGGGAAAACTTGATACCAGTGGATTGACAGAGGGGTTAACGTCGTTGATTCCGCAGGCGAATTCAATCGCGAGCGGTTTGTCGGCCGCCTTTGCACCGGTTGCTAGTGGGTTGCTGACAATGTTTGGCAAATTATCGAACGCACTCCAGCCACTGTTCAGCTCATTTGCAAATCTGAATTTCACGGGATTGCTTGCACCGCTTCAAGGAATTGGTACGACGATTCAAACGGTGTTGTCTGGTTTGGACTTCTCCGGTATTCAGTCCTTAGCGGGGGCAATTCTGCCTGCGCTTTCTGCGGGCTTTCAATCGTTCATGTCCGTTGCAGGCCCAGCAATCACGACAGTCGTGACCGCGTTTGGTAACCTCTGGAATGCAGCACAGCCGATCCTGACGATTATCGCCGCAAACTTGATGCCGGTATTCCAGATTCTGGGTGCGTACCTTGGTGGGGTGTTCTCCGCAGTACTTTCAGGAATCTCAACGGCGTTTAATTTCTTTTCAGGTGTTCTGCGAGTGATTCAACCGGTGGTAGCCTGGCTTTCTCAAGCATTTCAGGCAATCTCTCCAATTCTAGTGGTAATAGCTGGATGGGTTGGTAAACTTGCAGGATTGTTTGGCGGATTAGGTGGTGCGGCCACTGGGTTGCGCTCGATTCTTAGCAATGCATGGAATGGGATTAAAACCGCAGTACAAGGTGCTGGTGCTGGTATTACCGCTACTGGCGGAATCATCAAAGTAATCTGGTCTGGATTGAGGACCGCAGCTGGTGCAGTAAAATCTGTGATCGTTGCGGCGTGGAATTTGATCCGATCAGGAATCTCGTCAGCTGGAAGTGGAATCACTGCTACCGGGAATGCAATCAAGTCAGGCTGGAATGCGCTACGAACAGCAGCCTCGACCATGAAGGCGGGTATTTCAACAGCCTGGTCAGGCGTGACTGGTGCGGTGCGCGTTGCCAAAGCGACGATTGCTGGCATAGTCGAGTCGATTAAGAGCATTTTCTCTGGATTGGGGCATATTAGTTTAGCTGATGCTGGTCATGCAATCATGGACGGCTTTTTAGGTGGCTTAACAGCTGCCTATCAAAAAGTTAAGGGATTTGTGAGCGGTATCGCGGGTTGGATCAAAAAGCATAAAGGTCCAATTAGCTACGATGCCAAGTTGCTGGTTCCAGCCGGTAATGCAATCATGGGTGGCTTAAATGGCAGCATGATGAAAGCATTTAGCTTTGTCAAAAGTAATGTGAGTGGCATGGCTGGACAAATCGGGGATGCTATTGAAACGCAGCTCCCTGATTTGAATCGCATGCTAACCAGTTTGACACCAGAAGCGACGGTAAACATGGGAGCGGGCGCAACTCTGGCCGGTGCAAGCACTATTATCCAGCATCAGTTTGATCAGACACCTGCTACCGCGACAACCTCGGCACCAACGAATCAGGCAGATGGGCGTGTATTGGACTTGCTTCAGCAAATCGCTGACAAGTCGCCGATCATCGATGCCAATAGCTTAGCTGGCGGCATGGCACCATTTAACAGCGCACAAACAGCACAACGCAACAAAATTGCGATGAGAGGAGGCGCAACGCTTGCCAGAATTCACTAGTAAGTATGGCGTCCAGTTCTGTGGCAAACATACTGGGCGCGATTTTGGCTTGAAGGTGACGGATAAGAAAATCACCTTCCCAGAAAAGGATCCTGTGACGATCAAGCCGCCTTACAGCAATAGCATCATCGACTTGTCTAACCTCTATGGTCACCAGATCTTCAAGGACCGCGAAGTCCAGATGACCTTTTTGCTAACGGCTTGGGAAACACACACCAAAGAGCAACTCTATCGCGAGTGGACTGCGATCGTGAACTGGTGTGAGGGCGTACCTGGTCGCCAGCCGCTGGTGGATGACATCATGTCGGACTACTATTATCTGGGCCAAGTCACCACCGCGCCAAGCTGGGATGAGTTGCGGTTGCATGGCAAGCTCACGATCGTGTGGACCTGTGATCCATTCCGCATCTATCGGCCACTGGAAGGTAGCGATATTTGGGACGAATTCGACTTCGAGTTTGGCGTCGCGCAAGAAACCAGCTTCACCGTTGCCGGCACGAAAAAGGTCACGCTGCTGAACACAGGCATGCAACCTGAGCAGCCGACCATCGTGGCGAGTACTGATTTCACTGTCGCTGTTTCTGATGGCAAAACGTATCAGATCCAGGCCGGCACAATCACGCCACAAAACGCCGCCCAGCCTTTTACCTTGCCAAAAGGTGTGGTTAATCTGATAATCACCGGCACGGGCAAAATCGAATTTCAATGGCACAAGGAGGTGATCTAGCGTGTATCGTGTTTTGATCAGGCAGTCATGGGATGGCGAAGAAACACTTATCAATACCGATGTCGGCGACAAGCCGCGTTTGCTAACATGCCAGGTCACCAAAGCGGTTGGTAGTTATGACACGTTGTCGATGACGGTGGATCCAACCAACCCTGGTTACAATCAGTTGCGACCGCATATGACCTTTATTAGAGTCGTTCGAGTGCAACCGGCGCGA